TTTCGGAGTCCACAACTCTTCGTTACGGAACGGTATAAGGGCAGTGGCGGAACGTGTTTTTCGGGTTGAAACTGATGGAGTATTTCATGCTCCTTGGAAACCAAATCAAACTGTGTTTAACACCCGATTGAAACACTTCAAAAAGAAATTAATTGGTGAAGTCGGCACTGCCGTCCCTGTGAGTCGTCAAGGTTTTGCTGACATGTACACGGGACCACAACGTCGACGATACCAGATGGCTGTTGACAACCTCATGATTAGGGGGGTTGAGCGGAAACACAGCTATCTCAGTAGTTTTATCAAGAGAGAAAAGATTAATTTCACCGCCAAAACCGATCCGGCGCCTCGTCTCATACAACCACGTGGGACGATGTATAACGTTGAAGTTGGAAAGTTTTTAAAGCCTGTGGAGCACAGAATATACCATGCAATAGATAGGCTTTATGGTGATAACCGGAGTCATGGCGAATACACGGTCATGAAAGGGTTAAACGCTACGCAAGTGGCGAGAGCGATTAAGCTAAAGTTTGAAAGTTTTTCAGATCCAGTCATTATAGGTGCTGATGCAAGTAGGTTTGATCAGCATGTTAGTAAGGTTGCCTTGTTATGGGAACATGGTGTTTACAATGCCATGTTTAACTCGAATGAGTTGAAGGAGTTACTCAAGTGGCAACTTGAAAATCGTGGGTTTCTGCGAGCAGATGACGGCCTAATAACGTATCGCACAGAGGGGACACGATGCAGTGGCGACATGAACACTGCTTTGGGCAATGTATTGCTCATGTGTGCGATGATCTATGCCTGGGCTACCGAAAAGGGGATCCCTGTTAAGCTAGCAAACAATGGCGATGATTGTTCTATATTCATGGAGCGCAAACATGCAAACTCGTTTTTGGATGGCGCTTCGACTTGGTTCAAGGAAATGGGATTTAAAATGAAGTGGGAAGAGCCAGTGTACACACTAGAACACATAGAATTTTGCCAAGCAAATCCAGTGTTTAATGGTGTTGAGTATACCATGGTGCGAAATCCACGTATTACCCTTGCCAAGGATTCAATGTCGGTCGAGCAGCTTAGTAATAATCGATTGCTCGCTTGGTTTGATGCTATTGGTCAGTGCGGTGCTGCACTTTCCAGTGGTGTGCCCGTAACCCAAAGCTACTTCCAGTCTTATGTTAGGTGTGGTAAACCGTTAGGTAAGTTTACCAAT